GTACAGGAAATAGAGAACGTTGCTTTAGACTTTGCAGAAAGTCAATTACACAAACAGATTTCTGATAATTCAACTGCAGCTACAATATTCTATTTAAAGACAAAAGGAAAGAAAAGAGGATATGTTGAAAGGCAAGAGATAACAGGAGCAGATGGAATGCCAACTAATTTTCAGATTGAAATAATTAAGAATAGTGAAGATAAAGACTAATGTAGTTTTTGAGCATCTATTAGAAACAGATAAAAAAATATCAATAGAACAAGGTGGAACTAGGTCGGGTAAGACTTATAACATACTCTTGTATATTATATTTCATTATTCACTAAAGAATACAGGAAAAACAATAACAATATGTAGGAAAACATTCCCATCACTAAGGGCATCTGTAATGAGGGATTTCTTTGACATATTAAAAATACATAATTGCTATTTAGAAGCCAATCATAATAAGTCAAATCACGAGTACAAACTAAATGGAAATCTAATTGAATTTATTTCTTTAGACCAACCACAAAAGGTAAGAGGAAGAAAAAGAAACTTACTATTTATAAATGAAGCCAACGAACTAGATTATGAAGATTGGCAACAGTTAGTATTTAGGACAGATGAAAAAATAATTATTGACTTTAATCCATCGGATGAATACCATTGGATTTATGACAAGGTAATACCTAGAGAAGATGCCGATTTTAACATTACTACTTATTTGGATAACAGTTTCCTTAGTGATAGCATTAAGGAAGAAATTGAAAGGCTAAAATATACTGATGAACAGTATTGGCAAATATACGGACTTGGTGTTAAGGGTGTAAGCAAGTCAACTATATTTAGATATGTTGAGGTAGATAGTATTCCCAAAGATGCAGAATTTATTAGTTATGGAGCAGACGCAGGATATACAAATGACCCAACTACTTTAGTAAGTGTATTTAGAAAAGACTATGACCTTTACGTTAAAGAACATTTGTATCAAACTCAAATGACTACAATAGACATTCATAAGAAATGGAAAGAAGTCGGGATAGAAAGACAAACTATTTATTTTGATAGCGCAGAGCCTAGATTGATTGAGGAACTTCGTAGGATGGGTTGGAATGTCAGACCAAGTTTAAAAGGTGCAGATAGTGTAAACGCAGGAATAGATTTATTAAAACGATTTAAAATACATATCTTAAAGGATAGCCATAATGCAATACAGGAATTTAGGAACTATAAATGGCAGGAAGATAGAAGTGGTAAAATGATTAATAAACCTATTGATAAGCATAACCATATAATCGATGCCTGTCGTTATGCTACATATTCAGTAATTAGTAAACCGAACTTTGGTAAATATGCTATCCAATAAAAAAAGTTATTAAATTTTATTGTTAATTAGATAATTTATTTTATATTTGATTATTGTTAATTAAAACAGAATAAAATGAAACCATTAAACATTATTAAATTAGTAGAGCAATTATTATCAAGTGACACAAGTGTTGAAAGATACGATGAGTTAAGAACTGTTCTTAAAGAAAACTTCTTACATAACGATGTTGTTGCTACAATGTATTATGTTAGAGGTAAGTATAATAAAGAACAAGAAAACTTATTTTTATCTTTAGTAAAAAACTTCTAAACAATAACAATGGGGGGGGTAAAACCTCCCTTTTAAAACAGAACAGATGTTTGAAATAAAAGGTTACACAAAAGAATATTACATTGGTTACAAATTAGTAGCTAAAGAAATTTTAGAAACTACAACTAGAGAAAAATTTGGTTATTGTGGTAGAGAGATAGAAACTTTAAAAGAAGATATTAAATATAAAAAACAAATCATAAAAAAGGGTACAGAAGTTTACACAGAAGTAAGTCCTATTTGTGGTAGGCTTATAGGCTCTCAAAAAGAGAAGTTTCAGATATTAGCAAATTCAAGAAATAAATTTTAAAAAACAGAACAGATGAAAAAACTACAAACTTTAATTATTATAATAGCACCAAGCTACTTTATACTACGAATGATAACAGGATTAATCTTTAAAATATAATTATGATGGAATGGTACGATGCATTTAATCCAAACGAACAAAAAGAATTTGAATGTTCAGAATGTGGTAAGCCACTAGAAACCGATGCAGGGTATTGCTCGGGAACTTGTTTCGAAGCGAGTATGAGATAAAATATTCTTTGTGCAATGGCTACTTAGGTAGCTTTCTGTGAGGTAGTCAGAAATGGCTACCTTTTTTTTATTACCTTTATTGAAATAAAAAACTAAAATAAATACGTTATACTAATATGAAATTAGAATTAATAATACCAAATAGCCTTTCTGAAATATCATTAAGTCAGTATAAAAAGTTTCATAAAATACAAGAAGCTAATTTTAAATCTCATTTTATTAATATAAAGATGATTGAGATTTTTTGTAATCTAGATGAAAAAGCTGCAAGGATGTTAAAGTTTACTGATGCTAATAAAGTTGTAAGTATTTTAACAAATATGTTAAATGAGAAACCTCAACTTGTTAGAACATTTACAATGAATGGTATTGATTACGGATTAATACCTAGCCTTGATGATATGTCTTTAGGGGAATATGTGGATTTAGATACATACATTGGAAATTGGGAAGAAATGCAAGTAGCTATGAATGTTTTGTATAGACCAATAAAAGAACAAATAGGAGAAAAATACATAATAGAAGATTATAATATAGAATCTAAAGATGCTTTAAAAGAAATTCCTATGGATGTGGTATTAGGTGCAATTTTTTTTTTGTACAATTTAGGGATAGAATTATCACAAGTTATGATGGATTATTTTCAAAATCAGAAAACACAGGACTCAATGCAGGAGCAAATTTTTCAAGAAAATATGGATGGTATCAGTCAATCTTCTCTGCTCTCGCTAAAGGAGACGTTAGACGAATTGAAGATATCACTAAATTAGGATTGCATAAATGCTTGTATGCTTTAGAATATATGAAAGAGAAATCAGAGTTAGATGCTAAACAAATAAAAAGTAAATTTAAATGAGTAACACAGGAGTAAGAGGTTTTTACATATTAACCGAAACAATAGAAAATCAGTTATTATCAGATGTAAATGTAAATACTGTTACGACAGGAGATATTACAGATGTAAACCTTAGAAAACAGGATATGTTTCCGTTATCTCATATCATAGTTAATAACGTAGTTGTTAATGAACAAACTTTAGATTTTAATATTAGTATTCTATGTTCTGATATTGTAAACGAATCTAAAGAAGAAACGACAGATATTTTTAAAGGTAATAATAACTATCAGAATATTTTAAATACTCAACTAGCAGTCTTAAATAGGCTTATACAGAGGTTACGTATGGGTCAGTTACATCAAGATGGTTTCCAATTAGATGGAAGTCCTAGCCTAGACCCTTTCTTAGATAGGTTTGAAAACAATTTAGCAGGATGGACTGCAACAATGGATGTTCAGATATGGAATGATATTTATATTTGCTAATGGAATTTGAAGAAGTAAATAAAGTATTAACTGATTATGCTAGATATGTAGTACAACAGTCAAAAACAAACTTAACCAAATCGGGGAAAGGGGATGGTACTTTATACAATTCAATATCTTTTGAAATAGTAGAAGATAATACTGCAGCTATTGTAGAATTTTGGATGGAAGATTATGGTGCATTTGTAGATGAGGGAGTTAAGGGTGCAGACCCTAGTTTAGTAAATAGTAGTGTAACGGGTAGGATGGGAAAACAAAAAGCACCTTACAGTAAGTTTAGCTACAAGTCTAAAAAACCTCCACTTGATATGTTAATCAGTTGGGCAAAGAAAAAAAATATAAGGTTTAGAGTAAAGAAAGGATTAAAGGGTGCAGGACAATTTAAAAAAGGAAGTTATAGAAGTATGGGTTTTTGGTTACAGAAAAGCATATTTGCACAAGGTATTGCACCTACCTATTTTTTCTCAAAGCCTTTTGAAAAAGGAATAGTAAAATATGAATTAGAAATGCAAAAAGCATTTTTAAAAGATATAGAATCAAATATGATATTTTTAGAAAAATAATATGGCAAACATCTCATTAAGAAACCCACAGTATGTTTATAA